CCGAACGCCTCGTCGTCATCGGTCTCCACCGTGATGTCGAGCGTCGGACTGGTTCCGCCCAGCCCGGTCTTGGCCGCGATCACCCACCACAGCGGTTCGCCGGGGCCGATATTTTCGCTTTGCTTCAGGTCAATGATGTCCTCCGACGCCACGTCGGACGTGCCGGTCAGCGCCTGGTCCGAGGACACCTGCTGGCGTTTGTCGATAATCATGTCAGTCTCCCGTTTGCGATCGCGTCAGGTCAGCCTGTTGCCGGCTCAGCTTTATGAGCTGTCGGGCACGGTGGATTCGGTGTTCAACAGCGCATCGCAGCGGCGCACCGGAATGCCGCCGAACATGAGCGTGCGCTTGCCGCCGAGCTGCTCCACCGTGAGGTTGATGTTCTTGGCGTTCTTCATCTGCCGGTCGAGATAGCTCATCACCGTGCGGTTGCCGTAAAACGCCGCGCGCCCGGCATTGAGCGAAGGCGGCAGCCACATGGCCTGGGTCATCAAGTCGACGAGGTCGGCGGAGCTGCTGGATGCATCGGCGGTCAGTTCGGACACGTCGACATTCGCGATACGCACGATATAGCGCCAGTCGCGTACCGAAAGCCCGGCCTCCCACTTGTAATGGGTGCGATAGGCTTCCATCCGCCCGCCATTGCCATCAACATCCTCGATCGTCACCTGGCCCTTGTCCTGCTGGAACAGGCCGGCCTGACCGTTCTTGCCGTAGATGCCGTGGCAGGTCTGATTGCCCCAGACGATCAGCCACACCGACGTGTTGTCCGATCCGCTGCCGCCGCCATGGAGCACGTTTTCGCCGCTTTCGACCGTTCCCGGGTCGCGTTCGTTGAAGCGCGGCGCCAGCCCGGTGAAGCTTTCCGGCTTGGTGCCCTCGTTGCCGTAGAAAATCGTGGAGGCCATAGTTTGCGCCATACCCTCGATATGCGGGCGGTCCTCCGAAAGCCGGTAGGCGGCGGTGTTGCCATTCAGATCGGCGAGGTGCTTGTCCACCTCGGCATAGGCTTCCAGCAGGCCGATATTGTCAGTAACTTGCCGGGTTTCGGACTTGGTTGGCTGGACGCCGCCATACAGCTTGCGCCAGGTCGGGTCGGGAATGCCCGAACGCACCGTGGTGCGGTGGCCGGTGGGCAGGTTGCCCGCGATCCACGGCATGTCTTCGAGAACCTCGTTAGTCTGGTTCAGGATTTCCACGATCATCGCCAGCGAGCCGCCGGGGTCGAGCCGCTTGGCCAGATCGGTCAGTGTCGGGTTTGTGGTTGCCAGGGTGGCCATGTCAGTGCTCCGTCTTCGCCGTTATCCGCCGCGCTTGTGTGATGGCCACGCAGACTACGCCCGACTTGGAGCATGGCGACTTTTTTGCTTTTACAAGCGGGCTACATCACCCGCCTCATCGTGGGATACATCTTCGCCAGCGCCTTTTCCTGCGGATCGCCACTATCCTTGGCGCTGTCGCCGCCGCCCTTCGGGCCTTCGCTTGCGCCCAACTTCATAAGCTTTTCCAGCGCGATGACGCCTTCGGCGGTGGCCGCCAGGCTGGTGACGATGTTGCCTTCGGTCTGGTTGAGAACGCCGCGCTTGACGAGGCCGGACACCTGATCGCCCACCGCACGGATGCGCTGCGCGCCCTGCGCCAAGGCCTGCACCGGATCGGCGGTTTTCGGCGCCAGCTTGGCAAACTCCGCGTCGATATCTATGGGATCGTCGAGGATGCCCTTTTCGCTCATCTGCTGGTAAAGCTCGGCGATTGCGCCATTGAACTGGTCGTTCGACAACCCCTGCTTGTGCGCGATCTCGCGCCAGATCGGCAGCACCTCGTCGTCGCTCAGATCGCCGAACTTGCTGGTGAACGCTTCAGGCAGCGCCAGTTCATACTTGTCCGGGCTTTCCGGCGCGGCCGTCTGTTGTTCCTGGAGCCTCGCGGTGAGCTTGTCGATCGTCTCGCGGTCGTTATCACCTTTCAGGTCGGCCAGCGTGTCGGGCAGGTTTTCCGGCCAGTAGGCTTGCGCCTCGCCGCCTGCGCCAGCGCCGTCCTGGCCCTGCTGGCCTTCTTCGCCGTTTCCCTGGCCCTGCTGGCCTTCGCCGCCTGCGCCCGTATCGTTCATCTGCTGCGCCGCGCGCGTCAGCGCCGTGCCGCCATTCTCGCCGTCTTGGCCTTCTCCGGTTCCGGCCTGCGCACCGTCTGGCGCGCGCAGAGCAGTCCCGAACATCCGCTCCAGAAAATCGTTCATCGTCCGCCTCCAGTTGGGTCATGCGCCATTTGCAGCGCCTGCATGATCATGAAGAACACGCCGTTCTGGCCCTCGCGCCGCGCCTTGGCGATCGCATAGCCTTCCGCCGTGGTCGCGCCGGTTTCTTCCGCCGCCGGCGCGCGCAGCACCGTCTTGCCGGCCAGCCACTCGATAAAGCGCTCGCCTTCTGGCGTGCCCAGCGCGTCCTGCACGATCTTCGCTTCGGCGTTCAGCTTTTCGCGATCGGCCTGCGCCTGCGCGCTCTGGGTTTCGCCGAGCTTGTCGAAATCAAGCCACGACCCGCTGCGGATCGCGCGCATCATCGCCTCGCGCGGATCGTTCATTGCTGCACACCTCCGCTCATCGCCTGGCGCGCGCGCTCACGCGGATCGGGCGGCTGTTGCTGGGCCTGTTCGGCCTGCTGCTGCTGGGCCGCCATCTGGGCGATCTGCTGCTGCAGCGTCTCGACTTCGGCGTTTGAGCGGATATGCTCTTCGGCCACGCCCATCCAGCGGCCCATGTCCGGCGCGATCTTTTCGGTGCGCGCGAACATATGCACCGCCTGCGGCCCGAACAGCATGGCGATCATCTCCAGCCAGCTCGCGGTTTGCTGGACCTTCTGCGCCTGCTGGCCAGCCGCAATGGGCGCGATCACGCGCACCTGCGTGATCATTTGATCGATGGTCAGGTTGGTGTCGAGAAAGCCCATCTGCTCCAAGATATCGATCACCCGCTGCACCAGCGGCGCGACGATCTCCAGCGTCAGGCGGCCATAGACCCCGCCAAGGTCCTGAGAAAGCTGCTGCATGCGCTCGGCGATCTCCGTGGGCGAGCGTACCGCGCCGGACATCGGCGGCAGCGCATCGTCCATCATCGCCATCTTCATCTGCTGGCGCTCGTCCTCGATGACAAAGCTGGAAATATCGAAGTTGTGCGGCACGTCGAGGCGCTGCAGCGTCGGCCCCAGCGGCCCGCCGGTCGAGGCGACATTCCACATCGCCAGCGGCTCGAAACTCGCGGTGTCGGGGTTGAACACGCCGTCGTCGCGCCGCGCCCACAGCCCCATCACCGCGAACGCCCCGGCCATCAGCGCCAGCTCGCGCGCCTTGTTGGTGGTCTTGGCGCTGGGCAGACCTAGATGCGCCAGGCCGCGCCCGTAAGGCTCGCCAGGCACGACGAAAAACCGCGGAATGATCCACGGGCTGGTGCGGTAGCTTTCTTCCCAGAACACCTCGGAATGATCTTCACCAGCGTCGCGCCACACGCGCAGTTTCCAGCGCCCCTCGCTGGCCTCGAACGTCGTGTGCTGGTGCACGGTGATGTCGCTGTTCGGCTCGTTCGCGATCTTGTCTTCGAGCGCGCGCGAATAATCCGCCTGCGGCCAGACGTCTTTCAGGTGCCGGGCCTTGTACTCCTTGCGCCAGTCGATGCCCCAGATATCGCCGAACGGGCCTTCTTCCAGCGCGATCTCGGTGATCGGCACGGAGCGGAAACGCGCCGGCTCGGCCTGATCGCCGCGCGTGATGGTCATCGCGCCGGTGCCCGCGAACAGGTCCATGGCCATCTCGTGAAAGCGCATGTGAAACGAGCCGCTGGCCAGGACGCCCGAGGCCATCTTGCCGATTTTCTGGAACTCTTCGGTCAGCTCCTTGCGCCCGTCCCCGTCCGGGATCAGCGGGCCGGCTTCCAGCGCGAAGAAGTCCTGGAACAGCGGCACCAGATCACGCTGCAACCGGCCGGCGAACCTGAGCGCCGCCGCCGGCATGGTGCCGTCGAATATCTTGTCGGTGCGGTTCTGGCCTTCCTGATGTTCGGTGAGCGAGTCCATGCCCGCGGGATCGCGAAACGGCATGCCGTATTCGTAAATTTCGCGGAGCTGGCGCTCATAATGCAGCTTGCGCTGCCAGGCATCCTTCGAGCGCTGCCGGATTTCCTTGATTTCGCTCATGAACTGCCGCCCATGGTCCGCGCCGCATCCACCAGCCCGCTGCGCCGGCGTGTGCGCCGGCGGCCGCCGCCTTCACCGCCGCCCAGGCTTGAGCCGAGCGCGTCATCGATGAACGCCAGCAGCCCGCGCCCGCCCGAGCGCACCGCCGCCTGGCCGGCTTCAACCGCGTCCTGCCGGCGCTGCTGTTTCCGGATCTGGCGCATCTGCGCTTTCTCCGCGCTGCTTGGGCCGAACAGTCCGCTGATCGCATTCGCCATTCTCGCCTCCATAAATCCAGATGCGGCTATCGCCGATCATGTCGCGCGTGGCGGCAAAACCGGCATAGGCCGCGATCACTTCGCCGGCGCGGTTGCCCGGCTTGACCAGCACCGCAACCCGTTCACCCTCGCGGACGACCTCGCGCAGCGCCTGGCGAAACCCCGCCGCGACCGCCGCCATCGATCGCCCCGCTCGTGCGCGATCGGCCATGAACCAGGCTTGCGCCGTGCGGCCATCGTCGA